CATCCATGTTAAATTGATCTTGAAGACTTGAAGGCAAAGGAAGACGAATAATGCCATCAAAATTTTGAGATGCTTTGACTCCCGGTCTTGGTCTAACATATTTTTTAAACATGATCCTACAGCAATAAATAGGAACTTCTTCTGGAAAACTTAGAGATACAAACATGTTTATCCTCTATAAATATAACAATAGTATTTATATGGCGAGAATGAATGGCATACAAAGGAAAATTTAAACCTGATAGACCAGAAAAATATAAAGGCGATCCTACGAAAATTGTGTATCGTAGCCTTTGGGAATTAAAATTTATGCGTTATTTGGATTCCCATCCTAATGTAATATCATGGTCTTCAGAAGAAATTATTGTACCGTATATAAGCCCTATGGATAATAAAATTCATAGATACTATCCAGATTTTTGGGTAAAAACTAAAGATAATAACAACAACATAAATACTATGTTAGTAGAAATAAAGCCCATGTATCAAGTTGTGGCACCTATAGTTCAAAAAAATATGACAAAAAGATATCTTACAGAAGTAAAAACATATGCTATAAATTCTGCCAAATGGAAAGCAGCACAAGAATTTTGTTCAAATAGGAAATGGATATTTAAAATAATGACCGAAAAAGAACTTGGAATAGGGAAAAAATAATGGGAATGTTCTCAGATAAATTAGACCCTAATAGACCAGTTAATAAAAGATCAGCTGATCAGGTCAGAAAATGGATGACCGGAAAACTTGGCGATTTTAGAAACGCCAATGCAAAAGTTCGTAATATTATGATGGATAATAGAGAATATCTTAGAACTTCTATGCGCCCCGGTTACATGTATCTATACATGTATAATCCTAAACATAAGGATACATTACCATTTTATGATAGGTATCCTCTTGTATTTCCGTTTAAAGCAGTTGAAAATGGATTTTTAGGGTTGAACCTCCACTATCTTCCTCCTATCATGAGAGCAAAACTTATGGATGCTCTTTATGATAAAGTTAATAATAACAAATATGACGAGACAACTCGTCTTAAAATTAGTTATGATATTTTAAATGGAGCATCAAGATATAAGTATTTTAGACCTTGTGTAAAGAGATACTTGTATTCACATCTTCAGACAAAGTTTCTTTTGATTCCAGCTAATGAATGGGATTATGCTTTGTTTATTCCGTTCGAACAGTTTGAAAAGCAGGGCAGCAGAATAAATAAAGAGATCGTATATAGAGATTCAAGGAACAAAATTAATGGCGTTTAGCGTAAATGAAATGTTATCCACCATTAATTCAAATGGTGGAATATCAAAAGCATCAAGATTTATGGCATATTTTAGAAAATACCCATCTGGTATTACAACAGATGGGAATGCTAGTGATTTATCTTTCTTTTGCGAATCTACTTCTATTCCCGGTATTGCGTATCAAACAGATGATATCAGGGCATCTGGTTATGGAAATATAGAAAAACGTCCTTATGCAACAGTATATCAAGATGTTACATTAAATTTCTTCTGTGATAATGATGGAAGAGTAATAAATTTTATGCATAAATGGTTGCAATCTATATTTAATTTTAATAATAAAAGTGCTCCAGATGCTACAACAAATGCTGGTTTACCTCTTCATACTTTTGGGTATCCAAAAGATTATTTTGGAACAATAGAAATAATACATTATTATGATCAAAATTATGGGCAAGAGCAAATCGTATCTGTTTCTCTTCAGGAAGCATATCCAATTAATATTGGAGAAATAACAGTTGATTGGAATAGTACAGATACTCTTACTAAGATTCCTGTGACGTTTGCTTATACTTATTGGTCATCAGAAACACTTGATCAAGGAACTATTGATACTAATTCTTCTACCAGAGCATCTACATTGATGAATACACAAACAAGAATTGATTCTTCGCTTTCTTCAGTTCAAGAAGCAATTGGAATAACAACTCCTTTAAATCGTTAATATATTAAAAAAATAAGGTGAAATGAAATGGCATTACCGAAAATTAAACATCCTACTTATAAAATTACTATACCATCAAACAAAAAAGAAGTAAATTTTCGTCCTTTTACAGTACAAGAAGAAAAGCTTCTTCTTATGGCTAAGAATTCAGAAATTACTGAAGATATCATTAACACTGTAAGACAAGTTATTCAGAATTGTATTATTGAACCTATTGATGTTGAAAAACTTGCCATTTTTGATATTGAATATATTTTTATTAAACTTAGGTCAAAATCAGTTGGAGAAATTGTTGAACTAGAATACATTGATCCTGAAACAAATGAAAATGTAAAGTTTAAGGTAAATTTAGAAGATATTGAAGTAAAGAGAGACGAAAAACATACTAATAAGTTTCCTCTTTTTGAGAATATTGGTGTCGTTATGCGGTATCCAACTCTTGATGAAATCAAGGCAGTTGAAGATGCTGGTAAAGATGAAGCAGTATTTACTATGTTATTGAAATGTATCGACACAATTTATGACGATGAAACAGTATATTCTGATTATTCTGAGAAGGAATTGAAAGATTTTATTGATTCTCTTCCTATGGAAAGTATGGGAGCAATTCAAACTTTCTTTGAAACAATGCCTTCTGTTGAACATACAGTAACACTAAAGAATAAACAAGGTGAGACTAAGGAAGTTGTATTAAAAGGAATTAATAGTTTTTTTACATAATGGTGGGATATAATAATATTGCCACCTATTATAATACTCTGTTTTCTTTGATACAACATCATAAATACTCATTGACAGAAGTATATGAAATGTACCCATATGAGCGTGATCTATTCGTTGAATTATTAATACAGCATCTAAGAGAACAAGAAGAAGAAAACAACAGAAGAAACACACATGGCTGATTTAGGTAATTTAACGAAAAAAGTTGCAGGAAAAGTTGGTTCTGCAGCTATGACTGTAGGAAAAACAGCCGGGGGCGCAGTTGCTTCCGCTGGTAAAGCAGTTGGTGGCGTTGTTAGTTCTCTTGCTCAAGGTACGTTCAATACTATAAAAAGTGGTATTGTTCAATCTACAGGCATAAATGCATTACGCCCATCTAATGTTATTGGTGGTGTATTAGATTCTGTTGGTCTTGGAGCAATGAGACCAGCATTTGGTGGAGACCCAACACAAAAAGCGGCTGCACAAGCAGCAAATCGTGTTGTAGCACAAAACAATGCTAATACTTCTTTAAAACCATTAGAAGAACTTCTTCAAAAACTTTTAACAATCAATGAAAAAATTCTTGAAAATACTAACTCTATGTTAAGTTATGCAAAGAAACAAAGTGGACTATTAGATACTGCTAATGATCTTGTTAAAAAACAGATGCTACAAGATATTGAAAATGCAAGAGTAGCAGCTGGAAAAGGAAAAGTTGGCGTAGGCACACCAGCAAACGATAATACTCCCGGCAAAAAGCCAGCTGAAGGTGGTTTTCTCAGTGGAATTTTAGGGAGTATTATGGGTGGTGCTGGAAGTCTTTTAAAAATGCTTGGTCCAATCGGAGAATTTTTAGGTTCAATTGGAAGAATATTTTTAAAACTTGGCAGATTTACTATGTTATTAAATCCATATGTTCTTGCAGCTGAAGTAATATTATTGTCTCTTAAAGCAGAAGATTGGGCATCTTTTTTTGACAATATTGGTAAAATATTTGGTGCTCTTGCTGAAGGAAAATTTCTTGAAGCTTTTACAAGATCAATGCTTTTACTTCCTGAATTAATACTTAGAGGACTGATGAGAATTGCAGAATATATACTTGAATTTTTTGGATTTGAAGACTTAGCAAAAAAATTAAGTAAATTTATTGATTCATTTGACTTATATGATATATTGGTAAATTCTTTTAAAGAAATTGTTGATGTTATAATGAATATTGGATCAATGCTTGTAGATGGTGCAAAATTTATAGGCAAAAAAATTGGCGGTGTAATATCTGGTGTATGGGATACTATATCAAATGCATTTGGCACATTATTTAAAGATATAACGGATGCATTTGATGCTTTTTCTTCTGGTGATATAATCAAAGGAATAGTAAAGTTAGTTTATGCAATACCAGATGCTCTTATTCAATGGGTCGGAAGAGCATTAGCCACTGTAGTAGATTTTTTTGGTGGTGCAGAAATGGCTAAAACCATTCGTAATTTCTTAGATAATTTTAATCTAACAGATACTATTCTTAAATTTTTTACATCTGTAAAAGAATATGTAACTGATACTTTTGCTAGTGCTACCAAAGCATTTTCTGATTGGTGGAAAGATTTTCATCCAATTGATGACATGATTGGAACATTTAGTTCAATAAAAGATTGGATAACATCTAAATTTACTGACACTACCAAAGCATTTTCTGATTGGTGGAAAGATTTTCATCCAATTGATGACATGATTGGAACATTTAGTTCAATAAAAGATTGGATAACATCTAAATTTACTGACACTACCAAAG